GGTGGATCGTATCGCCGGCAACTTCGCGGCAATCTTCATGCCAGTAGGTATCGGTCTCGGGATCATGCAGCACGGTCTCGTCTCTAGCAAAACACCAGCTGCAGACATGCTCACCATCAACCTTCTCCAGCCTCATTTCACTCATAATCACCCCATCGCTGTCACCGTAACCTGACTTCGAAGTGGGCCAGCCGTTGCTGCGTCTCGGGAAGGACGACGGCTGACCCTAAGTGGGTATGCACAAACGGGAATCGGCAAGTGCACCACAATGCCATGCGACCGCAAGCAGCTGGCCACACGTTGATATTTATCAATATTCTGCAAATCAGGCGAACTTATGACAAGTTGGTAACCTTAACCTCCGCCCAATTTGCCACAATCAGTCCCGGAACCGCTGCCTGTGCGCGCTCAGCGTCGCGGGCCAGATCGAGCCTTTTTGCGAGCATCACCTGAGGCACCAGCAAGAAGATCGGCACCGTCGCCTTCCCGCGTCCGGTTTTCGACCGTGACGCAACGCCCAGCCCGCGACTGTTTAGCCGCCCATCCGCCACCAGCAGGCTTGGACCCCGACGTCGATAGACAAACCGTAGCCGCAGCCCGCGCCGCCTCTCCCATTCGCCGGGCGTGAGCGCCTTGCCGCGGGCGCCTTTGCCTGCCGCTGGCGTCGGGATCGCCAACCAGAACCCGTCCTTTGACCGGATCAACGGGCCCGTGTCATGCGCGCCGATGATCTGAGGCGCGTTGGACCAGACCAGTGCTGCAGCATCAAAGCTTTCGCCAGTAGCAGGATAGGTCTTGGACCGGATCGTGTTTGCGAGCCGTTGTCCAAGCCGGGCACGCGTGACCTGCGCACGCCAGTTGGATTTGAGCTCGCCGCCCGCCGCGCGCATGGCAGCAGTGACTGCCTTTTCGCCTGCGAGGATTTCGGCTTGCATCGCGATGACGATGTCGCCCGCGACAGAAAGGTCGAGCTTCATGCAGGTGTTGCCTCAATGGTCCAGATCAGCCGCTCGCGATCACGCAGGGGTTCGCCTTGGATCAGGAAGGTTTCTTCGCCAAAGAGGATCTGTTCATCGGGGCGGGGTGCGGGCAATTCAGACACGCGCACGTCGAAACGGAATGTTTCCGAGACCAGACGCGCGGCTCCGAACGTGGTCAGATCATCATTGCGACGCGGGATAATGCGGATACAGGTGAACTGCCCTTCGCTGTCACGATGCCACGCCTCATGGGCGAGGTTCGGATCAGCAAAGAGCAGATCGAGGGCTGCATGGAATGCCGTCATACCCGTTCAGCCTCAGTTGCCTGAGTGCAGGCGGATGGCCATGCGGGGCCGCTTGTTCACGGGCAGGATCGAGCTTTCGGTCATGAGATCGATCCAGCGTCCCTTGGCGTCGATCATCTGGCGGGCGTAGAGTGGCAGGCCGATGGTATTGGCGGTCTCGAGCAGATTGGCCGGCCCGCCATAGGTGGTGAAGGTATCAAAAGTGCCAAGTGGAAAGGCGATACCTTCGCCAGCGGGGATCAGACGTTCCGACGTGCCGTTCGAGAGGGTGACAGAGCCGTTGTATTCCTCGAACAGAATGCCAGCGAAAGGAAATGCGCGGCGCATGTCCTCGCGTAGCGGTTGGCCGCCAGTGGCCGAGAAGAACTTATAGGCCTCTTCGGTTTTGGGATGGCTGATCAGCTTGTCGAAGAATTCGGAGCTTACCAGCGCGTGGGCCGTGGTCATGGTTTCGCCAAGCAGATTGTCCTCCATGGCGCGTAGCACGCTGCGGACCTTGCCCTGCACGTTTGTGCCAGCGGTGCCAAAGGTGAAATCAATCGAGATCTTCTCCAGACCGAACTCGACGAAATAATCATAGAGCGTGGTGCCTGCACCGTCTTTCACGATCCCGCGCAGCGCATTCATCTCCATATATTCGCGGGTCTGGGCATGCTTGCGGCGCATGAGCGTCAGCTTGCGGTTCATCACTTCAACCAGTGGATCAGCGGCATCAGAGACGCCCAGTGCCGGCATGCCCTGGATGTCGGCAGGCAAGATCACGTCGTCATGGGGGATCCACGGCAGCGCAAAAGACCGCATTGAGCGCTGTTCGCGGTTCCCAACGGTGGCGGGTGCGCCCAGTGGGACGGAGGGCAGAAGGCTGAGGACGCCTTCACGCTGCTCGATCACGATGGAGCGTTGCGTGACGCCCTCAAAGCGGAACAGGCCAATCTGGCCGAGGCGGGTGTAGAGGTTGGGCAGGATATTGATGGCCTGCGTCATCTCGGCGAGCGAATAGCCGCCCGCGTCAAAGGGATTACGGGTGAGGGTCATGGGGTGCTCCTGGGGAAAGAAGGGAAAATGGCAGCACAAAGTACTGTCGCTAAAGGATCAGCCGCTGAATGCAGTTTCAGCCGATACGAATCGGCAGCGTTCGGATGGCTCAGGCAGTGTCGCGTGGAAGGATACCCAAGGCAGCAAGCTGGCCGTGTTTGGTAGCGGTCTTTGCCGCATCATCGATGGTGGCATCCAACACGAGGGCTGCCTTGGACACGATGGCCGGTCCACGCACCATAACGACCGCCTCCTGGTCAGCTGCGGTGGCGTCAGTCGCATAGAGGACCACGGCCGCCGCGTTTTGCGCCCCATCACTGCCACCTGAGGTGGATAGTTTGTATTTGCCGCTGGCCGTGATGCGGCCAAGGACGGCACCGACGGGATAGGCCACACCGGCGAGCAGCGTGACGGTTTCGCGGGTGAAGTTGGGGTTGAGCTCGTATTTGAGAACATCGCCCATGCTGGGCGGTTGTGTCAGGACGGTCATATCGGAGATCCTTGTGATCAGGGGTCAAAAAGAAATCCCCTGCCGGGGAGGTGCAGCAGGGGATCAGTTTGGCGGTCAATTATGAGGGTGGTGAGTGCTTCAATGCCTGCCGCCAGCCGCGGCGGCTTTCTTCGCGGCGGCGACAATCGGGCTCTCTGCAGTTTGAGGCAGCACAGGCGAAGGTGGGGCTGCCACGATATCGCGGGCGTCGGCTGCCGCAGCTGCGCGCTGCAATACGAGTGAGCGCAAGGCCTCTGGCGTGGTCCCGTCGCGGAGCGCTTTTGCGGCGTCTATCGCAATACCGAGCCGACCAGCCTGTGCGGCTATTTCGGCGACCTCCGCGGCTGCCTCGCGTAGCTGCGCCGAGATTTCGGCCAGATTGCCGAGCTGTGCTGCTGATGGGGTCGATGCCACCGAGGCGGACGGGGCTGGTGGTGTTGGTGCGATTGCCGCCGCGGAAATTGCAGCAGGTGCGCTGGCGGCCGTGGGGGAAGCATCATCGGCTGGTGCAGCAACTCCAGTATCGCCTCGATCATCCATCTGCAGATCATCGGCATCCTCCGGTAGCGTCGTTTCGATGTCAGGCTCTTGGGCCATGGCTAATTCCTTTCGAGGGCTGGTTTGGTAGGTGATGGTCTGGCGTGCTGATGCGGTAGAAGGGCGGGCGATCTTGGGTATTGAACGGTCGGATACGACCTGGCGGAACCCGACCAACCCGCCTGCCAGATCAATTACCTCATCAGCTAAACCTGCGGCGACGGCGTCAGCGCCGCGGTAGGTGGCGGCCTCGGTGGCCATGGCGGCATCAATATCCAGCCGTCCTGCACGACCCGCAGCAACGGTCTCGGCAAAGAGGAACCGCAGCACATCAATCTCGCTCTGGATGTCCGCACGAACCCCGTCTGGCAGCGGCGTGTAGGGATTGCCATCAACCTTGTGCGCACCGGAGTGGATCAGCGTGACGCGCATGCCATCCTGATCAAGCTGGCCGCTCATGTCCGCATGCATCACAACAACGCCGATGCTGCCGACAGCACCCGTCCTGGGTAGCAGGATGCGATCGGCTTGGCTGGCCAGCGCATAGCCCGCCGAGAAGGCGTGTTCGGCGATGAAAGCCCAGACCGGCTTGCTGCCCCGAATGGCCCGAATGCGATCTGCCAAATCAAAAACACCAGCGACTTCGCCGCCAAAACTGTCAATTTCCAATGCGAGGCCGCGCACCGCCGGATCACCTGCTGCCGCATCAATTTGGGCCGCGATCCCCTCATAGCTGGTCTGACCGGACGACTGTCCGATCCACCCGCCGCGATGGATCAGCACGCCAGAGATTTCGATGACCGCGATGCCGTCCACGACGGGGTAGGGCGCATCTCCATGCTGACGCAGTTTCTCAGGCAGGCTACCGGCCAGAATGCTGACGCGGGCGGGCAGGGCGCTTGTGCCCGGTTCATCGATCATATCAATGCCCGCCAGTTCGACCTGCCGCCCAAGAATGCGCGGCCCGAGCCCGGACAGAAACGCCATGGCCTTGGAGGGTTCAACCAGCAGCGGCGTGTTGAACGCACGTGCGGCTATGCGAGCGTGAAGCATCAGGGTTGGTCCTCTTCAGGGCGCGGACGGTCCTCCGCGTTATCGTTGTTGTCTTCTTGGTCTGCTTCCTCTCCCTCAACCGGCATCGCCTGCACGCCCTGCGCGGGCGACCCCGGACGGCGGAAATCAAGACCCAGCGCCCGCTCGCGCGCCCGTTCCGCGGCGATCTCACGATCGACCTGTTCGGCGTCATAGCCGCGCTCGGCAATGGCCTGGCTGCGTGATTTGAGCCCAGCTTCAATCTGGGCAATTTCGGCATTGGCATCTTTCAGCGGATCGACCCAGTCCCATTTGGTTGGGAGCCAGTCCGCAGCTAGCAGCCGCGCCCGATCGGCCTCAAAGCCGGGTAGGTCCAGTGCGCCCGACAGCACCGCTGCATCCATCCAGCGTGCATAGACCAGACGACAGAGCTGATAGACCATCACCGAATGCTGCCAGGCCGAGACACGGCGGCGGAACTCGATGAGCGCCAAGCGCGAGTTCGAGAAGTTCCCCTTCACCATGTCGTTAGCGAGATAGGGATAGGGAATGCCCAACGCTGCTGAGATCTGCAGTAATGTGCGGTACTGGAACGGCTCATACGTGCCCCCGCTGTCAGCAGGCTGCCCGACGGTAACATCCTCGCCCGGATCCAGTCGCACAACCTGCCCAGGGCTGATTTCCACCCCGGCAGGACCTTCATCCTCCTCGACCGGGGCCAGTGGATTCTCGGGCGCGGGGGAGGTAACGAACATCGCATACATTGCCGCAACCTTCTTGCGATCGAGTTCGGCGTCGTCGTATTGGTCGAGCAGGAAGAGCTTCACGATGGCCGGGGCGAGTTTCGACACGCCGCGCAGCTGGCCACCTTCGACCGGGTCAATCACATGGATCACTTCCGATGCGGGCACGCGCACCAGTTCACCAGACAGCCCAGGATCGGTGCTGTCGCCGGGGTGTCGGCGAAAGAAGTGATAGGCCACACGCCGCCCGATCCGGTCAAACTCGATGCCCTGGCGGATCGCATTGCCGTTGGCCGCAACCCCCGTTTGCTCCAGTGGCAGCATCTCTGCAGGCAACATCTGCAGTTGCAGCGGGACTGTCAGCCCGTCACCCGCACGCCGCATCCGGATCCGGAAGAACACCTCGCCAGCCATGAACACCTCGCGTGCAGCGCGACGCTGTAGCCCGTAAAAATCCGTCAGCCCCTCAGCGTCTGCCTCGTCGGTCCAGGCGAGCCACAGGCGCTGCAGCTCTTCCTTGCGGGTAGCATCCCCGATCTTCGAGATCGGCTTGATGCCATCGCCCACGGTGTTCGCCGCCCAGCTTTCCACAGCGTTCACCGCATAGCCGTTATTGCGCACGAGCCAGCGGGCACGGGCCGTGATATCGGGACCAGAGGCCGCGATCAGTGCATTGACATGGGCCCGCGTCGCGCGGAACCCGCGCAGGCGGCGGTGATGCTGGCCCGCATCAAAGCC